CCGGCACATCGAGCGGAATTGCAGGAGGAGCGGCGCCGCCGCGAACAGCTGGAAGTACAGGTGAAGGAGCTGCTGCAGAAGGCGCGCGAGAGCGAGGCCGAGGTAGCGCGGGCACGGATGGCGAGCGCGGTTCGCGAGGAACTGCAGAAGCGCGGCGTGACCAAAGTGGACCTGGCGTTCCGGGTGATCAAGGACGACATCCGGCAGTCGGATCACGGCGAATACGTGGCGCGCAGCAGGGACGGCGAAGTTCCCCTGCAAGAGTTTGTGAAGCGTTTTGTGGATGAGAACCCTGAGTTCCTTCCACCACGGATAACGGGCGGTTCGGGAAGTTCCGGCATTGGGGCAGAGCCAACCAGTGCGCGGTTTGACCTCGACGCCATTCGACCCGGGATGAGTGAAGAAGAACGACGGCAGGTGCATGCCACCATCGCGAATCTGGCGTCCCAGACATTCAGAAGTTAGGACTTGAGGAGAAGAAGAAGGAATGCCTGCAATTACATCAACGAATTTGGCCCAGGCGATTGTGAAGCTGGTGGCAGCTGATGCACTGCCGGCGCTGATGGGGAATCTGGTGATGGGCAACCTGGTGAACCGGGATTTTGAGCCCACGCTCGCCAACTCCGGCGACACCGTAAACGTGCCGATTCCTCCGGTGCTGACGGCCAACAATCTTGCCCAGGGCGGCACGGTGCAGACGCAGAATCCGGATCTTGGGAACGCACAGATCGTGCTGGATACGCACGTGGAAGCGAGCTTCCAGATTCCCGACATCACCAAGGTGCTGGCGGTGCCGGACCTGTTGTCGCTCTACATGCAGCCCGCGCTGATTGCCATCGCGGAAAAGATCGAGAGCGATCTGCTGGGTCTGCATGCGCAGTTTACGGCCAACACTCCGGTGGGCACTGGCGGCACGCCGATTACCGAAGCCGCGATCGACCTGGCGGAAACCCGCCTGTTCGAAGCAAAGGTGCCGAGTTCGAGCCCCAAGTATCTGGTGGTGGACTCGAGCACCTACTCGACGATGCGCCAGATTCCGCGATTCAGCGAATACGGCAGCGTGGGCGATGCGGGGCTGAAAGCCATGGTGGACGGCAGCGTGGGCAAGATCAAAGACTTCTTCGTGTTCCGCTCGCAGTTTGTGAAGAAGACGGGCGCGGCTCCGGTGACGACGCAGAACCTGGCCTTCGCGCGTGATGCCATCGGGCTGGTGATTCGCCGCCTGCCGCGGCCTCTCCCGGGCACTGGCGCGATTGCGGAATACGCTGAGTTCGGCAACTTCGGCATGCGTGTGCTGATGAGCTACAAGCCGGATACGCTGGCCCAGCAGTTTACCGTGGACGTGCTCTACGGAAAGGGCATCCTGCGCAATGGCTTTGGCGTGCAGGTACGAAGCTAAGGTTTCGTGTGTGGTGACTCCTTTCAGTGAGGTGGATGGGCTCATGCACAGGCATGAGTGGTTGGCCGAATCCAGCAATGGATGAAGGTCTGGGTAAGGGCGCAAGCCCACTTCGAGGGCGGAATCGGCGCCGCTCGAGAAGATAACCGTTCGGGTCTAACTTCGGTTAGACCCGCTTTCTTCGAACGTTATGAATCTTCGCAAATACTACGAGCAAGTCAAGACCATCCGGGAAAGCATTCCCGAGGAATTCGCATACGTGACCAGCCTGGCAACCGCTAATGGCGGTAAGGCCGGCGTGGTGACGCAAGTGGACCGCGATCTGGCGGCCCGCATGATTGCCGACGGAGTGGCACGCCTTTCCCAAGCGGAAGAAGTGAAGGCCTACGAAGCTGAGAACGAACAGGGCCGCAACGTCGCACGGGAAGAGCAGCTGCGCAATCGCCTGCGCATTGCACTGGTGAATGAGCCAGAGATTGAGGCCTCGCGCCAGAAGTCGGAAACCGGCAGCAAGGGCAAGCACTAGAAGGAAAACACCATGGCGCTCATCACAGATGCCGACATCATCGAGATTCCCGAGCTTCTGGCTTATGAGAACAGCCTGCTGGAAACAGCGGACAAGGAGCGCGTGGATATCGCCACGAAGATCCGGCTGGCGGTGGATGAAGTTCGTGCTCGCATTAGCGCTACACTGCGCGGAACCAGCGCGACTGGCGGATACACGCTCCATCATGTGGTGGTAACCGATGCGCTGCGGTGGTGGCTGCATTGCCACGCACTGCACCTGTTCTTTCTGGAGTGCTACGGCAATCAATTGAACGAGCGGTACCAGCGGAAGGAACGGGAATATGCACAGCGGGCGAAGACGGCGCAGGAGGCGTGCCTGGGGCCGGGAGTTCCGATTACGCAACGACCGCTTCCGAAGCCAAAGGGGCTGAAGGTGGAAGCGACTTCCGGAGCGCTGGCCGCGGGCTATTACTATGTGGCGGCAGCCTGGCAGGGAATGACGGGAGAACAGAGTGCATTGAGCGCTATGACGACCTTTGCCAGCGAGGGAGCGGTGACCATGCGTGTGAGTGTGGAGGAGGCACCGACGCATTCGACCGGGTGGAACGTGTATGTGGGCACGACTGCCGAGAATGCGGCGCGGCAGAATGCCGTGCCGATTGCTCCAGGGCAAGCCTGGGTGATGACGGGCGGATGGAACCATGCAGGTGTGCCTTGGAGCGGCGGACAAGAGGCGGATGTTTACCTGCAGCCGGAGCAGATTTTTCCGCGGGGGTAACCATGGCCTACGTGCTGCAGAAGGTAATCGATACGGTGACGGATGTGCTGTCGGGTCCGGGAGGCATTCCGGTGCAACTGGAGCAGCTTGCCGGGGAAGAACCGGAGCTGGCGCACTCGATTGCAGGCTTCGTGATCCGGGGCTTCACGGTGAAGCGCGGCGTGAACGCGGATGAGGATGTGACCACCGACCCGCGCATTCGCATCCAGGTGGACAGGCTGGAGAACAGCAAGCGGCTGAAGTATGCCCCGTTTTCGGGGAGCTGCCAGCTATCGCTGTTTGTGGAGGCGGCGGATGCCCGGCAGGAACTGGTGACGACGCAATTAAACGCAATCAGCGACGCGATTCTGCTGGTGCTGGACAACCACAATGGGTGTCTGGGGCCGGGGATCTACTACGGCGGAGGCTATGAACTCTCGCTGTCGGCGATGGAGAAGGGCGGGCCGGGCTTCCGTCAGGTGGCGCAGGTGAAGTTGGAGCTGACGTTAGACGAGGGAGGGGGATTGTAGTCCATGAGCTGCTACATCAACGCGAGCCAGGAGAGACTGTACGGCGCCATCGAAGGCGAGTATGGGCGTGCCGCCAGTTTGCAGGCTTCGCACCGGATCAGCTTTCGTTCGCTGAAGGTGACGGAGCGGACGATTCGCAGTGAGAGAAACGACAAGACGGGCAGCCGGACACGATCGGCTCCGCACCCGGCGGTGCGTAAGGACAACCGGTTTGAACTGGCGTGCTACTTCTCGGCGCGCGGTGCCGCGAATGATCCCGATGGCGTGATGGGGCTGGTGCAGGCCGCACTGGGCGGGGACGTGGCGGAGCTGGGCGGATTGCAGGTGACCGGGGTGGCGGGGAATCCGCCGACGGTGACCTTTGCCGGAGCGCATGGACTGCGGGTAGGGCAGGCGCTACGCTTTCAAGGCGAACTGCGTTTTGTGAAGGCGGTGAACAGCGCGAATAGCGTGACGCTCTCGGCTCCCTTTGGGACGGGGCTGCAGGCAGGGGCCACGGCAGGTAACACCGTGACGTGCTGGCCGGGGGATAAGCCAAAGCCGTTTACGCTTGGGAATTATTGGACTCCGGCGGGAAGCATTGACCGGATTCTGGCCGGATGCGTGATCAACGAATTGGCGGTGACGCTGAACAGCGACTTCCATGGCGCGTTGTTCCGGGGAACCGCGAGAGAGGTGGTTTCCGCCACGGGATTCGATGCCGGGGATACGGGGTTGACGGCGTTTCCGGCAGAACCGGCGATGACTTTGCAGGACCGCAGACTGGTGCCGGGGCATGTGGGACGGTTGTTCATCGGGGGCGTGGAGTATTTCCTGCTGGATCTGGCGTTGCGATTCGTGAACAACAGCGACACGGTGACGCGAGAGTTCGGGATGGAGACCGCCTCGTGCTATAGCGCGGATGTGCGGTCGGTTTCAGTACAGTTCCAACTGTATGCGAGTGACCACACGGCGGTGAGCCAGCTGCACGCATTGGCGCGGTCGCGGGGCGAGACGGACCTGAGCATCCAGATGGGAGATACGCCAGGGGAACTCGTCGGGATCTATATTCCGAGATTCATGCCAGAAATTCCTGAACTGAAGGATGCGGACACTCGCGTGGTGATGAGCTACCCATCCAGCCTGGTCTTCGGGGTGACGAACGATGAGATTTCTATCGCTTTTGCATGATGCGCCGGATGGGGTGCTGTACGCCTCCGAGAAAGAGGTGGAGAGCAGCAGCCATCCGGGCGTGCGCTTCGTGATCCGGCGGTGTTCCGCTGCGCGACGGCTGGAGCTGATCCAGCGGCTGGCGGAGCATGCGGGGGAGTACGAAGCGTTGCGGAGCACGGAGCGTACGGACGACCGATTGCGGGCCGAAGCGCTGCGGCTACGGATGGACTTCGAATATCTCGATTGGGGCTTGGCGCGGGTTTGCGGACTGATGGTGGATGGCGAGGCTCCGGATG